ATGTGCTAATGAACATAATTCAATAGACTCATCTTTTTCCATGGATTCCAACTTATCAGGTTTATTATAAACCTTTCTCATATTTGATCGTATAGGCACTAGCCATGGTTCCATTTTTTCCTTTTCTGATCCAGGTAAAAAGCCATTATCTTCTGTTGCAATTGTTGGCCTTGTAATTACTATTTTATTATATTGTCGCTTAAAAAATTGATCCAATGCAACTTGCACTGCTAACAATGTTTTACCAGAACCAGCTTTGCCCACAATAAAATTAAATGGGTGCTCTAAAATTTGAGCTTTAGCTTTTTTCTGTTCTTCTGATAATGTTAATGAAAACCGTACTGCACCTTTTGGTGGAGTTTTTTCAGTATTTGCCTTTGCCATCTCGTGACTCCTTTTGTTAACTATTTTATATAAATATTGTAACAGTGAAAGAGCCGGCTATAAACCGACTCCCACAACAACTAACAACCCATTACTTGCTCCGCTACCATTTGTCTCCAATTTGGAAAATTCATTTGACGAATTCTAATCGCTTTAATCAATGAACGGAAATTTAATTCAACGGCATCAAATTTCTTAAATGCAGATTTCAATGCACTTAAAGCTTCTTTTTTAATTTTCATATCTTTAATTTCTGGCTCAATTACCGGAAGTAAATCAGTCATTCTTTTTAACATCTGATCTGGAGTTAATGTTATATCCAATACAAATGCACGACTACGAATTGCACTATCTACTTTTTGAATTGGTAAATTGGATATAAAAATTATCTTACCGGTAAAATCAAATGATCTAGGAAGAGCATCACCGTCTCTATCTTTAAGAGGCTTAGCTGACATCCAACTAATAACTCGCTTATCGTAACTATCTAAAGCTCCTTTCAATAAATTAACACCATCTGAATCTTTAAATACTGAATCACAATCATCAAATATAATTAGTTTATCACTATTTTCAAATAATGTAATAAACATACCCGCTGCAGTACAACGTCCTTTTACATGAACAAAATCAATACCTTCTTCAAATCCTACTTCATCTAATGTTTTTGTAATATTAAATGTCTTTCCTAATCCTGGCATTCCGGTAACAACTAATGATGGAGAAACTCCGGCTGCTACCATTTTTGTCAAGTTATTCATGTCATCAAACATTGCCGATGGACGTTTCTTTTCTTGGAAAGTTTTGAAATTCATTTTCATGTTTTTGGTTTTTTGGTTTTTAGCTATACGCATATCTCTATCTTTTAATTACTTATAATTAAAGATAAGGAAAAGATCTCACGCTACCAAATCTTTTTATAGCTTTTTTTAAAAAAGACCAAAAAAAAACCCTCCATAGTAGGAGGGCTTTTAATATTAAATAATCAAATACTATATAGTATCTAGACCATGTACTAGTACTTTACCATAGAATTCAGGACGAACCATTTTCTTAGCATAACGAGTCATAACACCTTTTCTTGGAGTAAAGTTGTCTGGATCGTATACCAATGGAGTCATAATTAATGGAATGTATGGAGAATATACAGCACCTGTTTCTAGGAACTGAGATCCTCTATATCCCAATAGAATGGTATTTTCAGTCATGTATGGATTTTTATAAACTTGGAATCTATTATTAATAGCACCAACTTTTTGAACACCCATTGCAAATTGCATTTTATCACCATCTGTATCAGCAGCATATCCTGGAATTGATTCTAGAATAGTTGCAACAGTTGGAGAACATACAAGGAAGTTAGCTCCACCTCTTAAAGTTAATTGGTGAATTTTGTTCGAAACTTTCTGAATTTTAGTACCTAAAGTTTGGAACCATGTTCCTTGGTTATATGCTTGCGCTTGAGCATTTCCTGCTTGGAATGCAGTGGTTGCGGCATCATATTCATAACCAACCTTAGCAGACCATCTTTCAACAGTTTGAGCATTTTCTTGAAGCATACCTAAAATTTCCAAATCAATTTCTTGCGAAACGTATTCAGATAACATGCTAGTCAATTCTGCTTCAGCATCAATTGAGTGGTAAGCATTCAAGTCTTGAGCAAATTCTGGAGACCAAACTGCTTTCAACTTACGTGTCTTAGCAACAATGGCTTCAGATCTCATTTCAAGATTGATTTCTGGAATATCTAAAGCTTTATCATCTTCATTAGAATAAGCACCAGGATCTTTATCTTCAAAGTCACCTCTGGTAATATCAGTAGGTTGTTTGTGATAATTTACTTTTGCAGCTGCGGTATCTACTACAGGTGTTGCTGCAGTCGATACTAGGAATTCAACATGTGAATCATTAGCAGTTACTTGAGTAAATTCTGGATAAACTACTGCTCCGCCTAATGCTAAGTTAAATGCACGAACACCTTCAGAATCATAACCGTCTAGGCTAGATGATGGTACTTGTACAATAAAGTGAGCTTTTCCAATATTTGATGCAGAAAATTCGCTATTAAAGTTTGTACGAATATTAAATGCAGTTTGAGACATTGCGGTAGCGCCGGCTGCAAACACATTAGTTGTCGTGCTAATAGAACCAGTTTTACAATTTGCTACTGTTAATGCAACTGTATCAACGTCATTGATAGTGTAACCAAAACGTCCTGGGCCGTAAAGACCTTCAGTTCCGGCATTTGCACCTTCAGTGATACCAAAAACAGAATCTGCTTGAGAAGATCTTCCTTGATCAGTCAAGAAATCATTTCCACCTTCTGATCCGCCGATTGCGCCTTGCTTAGTACCATATTTAAAGTCTAGATAAAATATCAGACCTGATGGCAAGTTCATTGGCTGTACAGATACAAAATCTTTAGCTGCAATTTCAGCAAAAATTCTACGAACTAATGGAAGAGCTACCCCTGCCCATTCTTCGCCATTTGCTGATGTATTAGTAGCATTTGCTTCTGTTACCAGTTGCTTGGCTTGGTTCTCTAAAAGAACGGCCATTCCTTTTCTTTCAACCTCATTTGACATTCCTTCCAATAGGCCGGTCTTTTCCCACTTACGTTCAAGTGCGATAGCAGCAGCATTTTGGTTGGCATTGCCATTTTGAGGTAATAATGAATTAATGTTCATTGTCATTTCCTTTTTTACAGATTAGCTAATTTTTTCCATCTAGCTGTCAAATCATTTCCTTCAGAAATTACTTTCTTGTTAGGAGCAGTAGAACGGCTAGGCTTGGAAGCATAACTTTCTTTAATTGTTCTTTTTGTTTTACCAGTCAATGCAAACCCTTCTGATAATGTAGCAAATACTAGTTTAACTTCACGAATAGATGTCGCTCTGTCAAAGTTTTCAATTACTTTCATTTTCTGAGATTCATTCATTGAATGATTTCTAAACAATTTGTTTGAGAATAATAGTTTTGCATTAAGAAGATTCACTTCATTAATTTTACCTTTCAAGAAACGAATAACGTTATAAGCTTCGTCAAGGTCTTTTTTAGCCGCACCATCATTTACACCAGCAGTGTATTGAGATTCGTCCATTTTGTCCTCGTCATCTTTAGCTTCATCAACTTCTTCTTTCTCGTCTTCTTCTCTTAAAGCATTGATAATTTCATCAATTGAGATGTCATCATCATCGCCTTTAGCTTCATCAACTTCTTCTTTTTCTTCTTCTTCTTTCAACTTTCCTTTACCAGGATCATCTTGATCAGATGAAGATGCCTTTGAAGGAGATTGCCCATCGCCATTTCCTAATCCAGTAGATTTAGAAACTTCTTCTAGTTCTGGTTCTTCTTCTTCGTTCATTTCAGACTCGAGTTCTTTGATAATTGCTTCAAGTTCTAGATCTTCTTCACCTTCCATTGCTGGTTCTTCGGCTGGCATTTCTTCTTCAAATGCTAACCCTTCAACAGGTTCATCTTCCATGTAATCTTCTTCAACTGGAGCTTCTGGTTCAGATACTACTGGCTCGGCTTCCATTTCTGGCGCTTCATCTTCTAGTCCTTCTTCTTCAGCTAGTTTAGCAGATAACATAGATTGTAATCTAGGGGTAAAAGCTTCTTCTAATGCAATTTTAGCATTAGCAAGTGCAGTTTCTCTTACGGCTTTCGCGTCTGCAATTGCTTCTCTTAATAAATCATTTGCCATGATTTGTTCCTCTTATTTAATTTGGAAATAAGGCTATTTGAAGCCTCAATAAGTACGGAATGTACTTGAATGAATAAATGTTGAGTGACTGTTTATTAAAATACAGTATCGTTACATTTATATATATGCATGTAATTTAAAAAACATTCGATTATAACGTAAAAAAGTGCCATAAGGCACAATTTTTACTGGTTTTGGTCATCCAACCATTGATAATATTTTGCACGGTCAACTTCTTCTTTACGCTTTTGACCTTTAGATTTAAATTCTTTACGATTTTTTAAATCTTCCATTTTACCGGATTCTTTAAGTTCACGTTTAAATGTTTTCAATGCAAAATTAATATCACCTTTTGGATATTGCTTTGTTGATAATACTTTAACTCCTACGCTAGCGCCTGGAACAATACTTTTTTGATGTTTACCTTGTTTACTCATATAACTTTATTTTTCTTTTTAATATAACAAATATATTTCAAATGTCCTAATCTTCTCTGAGAGATTCGCCTATCTTATAATATCGATTTAAAACAGTACCCATATCTTCATATGCCGATTCTAAACGTTGTTGCATGGAACTCATTTCAGTTGCAGTCTTTTCAAATACCTTATATGCCTCATTCATCTGTTTCATATGTCTAGAAGTAGTAACATTATCAAACCAATGTTCAGTTTCTGATAATGTCATCTTTTCTGCCCGTTCTACTACACTTTTTAAAGTCTCTGCAACTTCTTTTAGTCTACCCGAACCATATACCATCTCACCTAACTTATGAAAATTACCAACTGCCTCAAGAAACTCATTACGTTCTTCTTTAGTCATTTTTTGGTCATCTGTTTCTCCTAAATATTTTTCATTTAAGATATGTTTCATTAATTGGTCTTCGTATTTTTTCATTATAAATCTCCTATACGTTTTACCATATTTTGTTTTCTATCTAACATTTTACCCATGGCTTCTATTTGTTTTTCTGCGCCTTGTAAATATCTAGCTACTTGATTTTGTAATTGTTGATATTGGGGATCGCCGGTTTCTTCATCTTTAGCTTCTAATGAAGTTGATAATTCTTTTTCAAAATCATTTATCGCCTCTAATAATCCAGATGTTTGTTCAATAAAATACTGATAATCAAATGGGCCAGATTGCTCTTTTAATAGTGATTTTAATTTCATTTAAAACTCCGTTATAATATCAGTAATAATACGTTCAATTTTACCAAACTGATTAGTTGTTGACCCATTAATAGATTCATTAACCGGTGAAAGGAATGCTCCTTGCGTAGATGGATTAGAAACAAAATCAAATGCGATTAATTCAAAGTCTGGTTGTACTTCTAATGTCTCATCACCTTCACGCATGACTTCTTTAACAGACCCCATTCCTCTAGAGGATATACCTAATCGAATGCCCGATTTAAATAATTCTTTTAATATGTTTCCGGCAGGTGTACCTAATACTTCTACTTTACCTACTAAATCATTGCCTTGCCAACCCATATCTAATATGTTATGAGATACATTTGCCAAATTAACAACTGACGAATCTGGATGATCCAATTCTCCTAATGCACGTCGCTCTTTTATAAAGGTACCAGCATAATTACTAGCTTCACGCATTAACGTTTCTTTTGGATATATTCTACCATTTTGGTTTTTTGACTCAGCTCTTTGTAAGACGCCATTAACAATCAATTTACCATTATTTTGAGATAATGATTCATTTATTGATTGAGGTGAAATTTCAAATACTGAATAATCTACTAATAATTGTTTATTCATTTTATTTCCCCTTCATATATAATCCAGAATTTATAAATGCTTGATGTGCTTCAAATCGTTTTCGCTCATCAGAATATTTACGTTTCTGTTCTTGCAATGTTAAATTTTTATTTTCATTGGCCGCGATAAATTGTTGCCATGTTCTATTTAATATCATTGGGATAGTTCCTTTAATCTATGAGCAACTCTTAACATACGTTCATTTATTTTAGCAAATCGGTTACCAGTAGCTTTCCAAAAATGTCCAGATTGTACACCCATCTCAGTTTTTAATCGTAAATTATTATTAACAATTTTTTCCATTTCACTCAACATTTTATTAACTTCCATTATACCTCTGTTAACTTTTTGTTGCGGTGTAGATGTAGGATCTTTTTTAAAATCGCGGTAAGATACTTCATGAAGATCTTCCATAGTTGCTATCATTTTTTTATAGGTACTTTCAAAATGTCTATCACTAGTAGAAGTTTTTTTATAATCAAATACTTCTGCGTTATCTTTTTCATCTTCTTTCTTACCAAATGCATGCGGTGTCTTTGGAGGACCTTCGCCGCCATCTAAATTGCTGGTAACATTTGCCTCTTCTAAATCTTCTTCTTTATCTTTAACGGCCTTTTTCATTGGCTCTTTTTTATTACCATCGCCATCCATATCTAGATAATCAGGTTTAGCTGCTTCATCCACTTCTTTATCTTTAACGGCTTTTTTAAAAGGTTCCTTTTTATTGCCATCTCCATCTAGATCCAAAAAGTCAGGTTTAGCTTTAGCTTCCTGCATATATTTTTTCATTTCATCGATTAATCTCATTATATTGTTCCTTGCACTTTAAAGACATAAATTTCTGAATTAGTACCGCCATAAAGTTGTGATATTGATAATGGATGTATATGGCCTCCAGTATCGAAATGATCTAATGTAATGGCATCTCCGCCACCAGATAAACTAGCCGATGCATTACCATGAGTAGCAACTCTTATTGCTCCATAACCATACATTGAACCAGTAAAGTCAACTTGACCTCCCGTGTATTTATATACTTCTGTTATATTGCCTGGATGGCCTAATCTATCAAATTGATTTTGAGCCGTTTTAAACTGATCTGCTAACATTATTTAGTCCCTATAGTTTTAAGTTCATTAACTAGTTCATAATATCTAAGCATAGTCAATACATCTTTATCTTGCAGTGAATGCCGCTTTCCTAACTTAGTTAATAAATTTGAAACTTCTGTTAATTTTATACGTATCACTTTATTTGGAATGCTTGATTTCAGTTCTGAAATAGTAGATTTTAAATTTAAAATTTCAGTTATAATATATTTTCTTAATTTTACAGAATTTGTAACATTATTAATATATTCACGCAACATACGTTTTTGTGATTCATTTAAATTTGAATATTTCTGATTAAATTTATCAACAACTAATTTTGAAGCTAATATACGCACATCTTTATGTTGAGTAGTTAACATAGTCTGATCTTTTTTCGTATTTAATCGTGTCTGTATATGTTCTACTAATGAAAATTTATTTGTAGTATATTGAGCAGGATCATCTGCTTCCGCATATTCAAATAATTTATATGTTGATGCATGAGTTTTGTAATTTGTAATTCTAGACTTAAAAAAATCTTCAAGATTGTATGTTGATTTTAAATCTTTAATTAAATTATATTTATCTCTACGTAATTGCGATTCATTTAATTGTTTACGTGTACGTAAAACAGCTTCTAAAAATTTTGAAGCTTTTGATTCCGATAAAAACTTTTCAGTAGATAACGAACGGTATAATTTTAATTCAGCTGTTAATGCAGAATTTGTTTTAAAATGCTTTTTAAGTATACGCAATGCTTGCGAATTTCTATTATTCATTGTATCTGATGCCACTTGCCTTACTAGTAGTTCAAAGACAATGCCGGTATTTTTAACCTTTGCATGTTTTATTCGTTTCATGAAATGTCGCCCTGTATAATCATACTTTTTAATAAATATGCTATGTTTTTAGAAATCAATATATTTTATTCGTTGATTAATTGACTCTCATCTAACATTGTACCAGAATCTTTATCTTGCGTCTCATTTAATAAAGTCTGTTTTATAATATTAGATGATTTCATTGAATCAATTAATGAATTAATTTGAATATTTTCTGTACTTAATGGCGAACCTCCGCGGTAATTATGCTGTAACGGCGATTTATCTGTTGATAATGATTTACCTAAAGCTTTAATTGCTAATGGATCACGGCCATGCGGCGAATCATGAGTACCCCATGATTGGTGCTTACTAGGTCTACCCGGACCTGCCACATGCTCTTGTTCTTGACCAGGCAATAAACCATCGCCGGTTGCAACATGCATTGATGCAATATCATGAGGCGTACCAAATGACTGATTTGTTTTTACAGGATCATTGCCTTCTGATTTAATTTGTTCTTTACGGAAGTCTTGTTTAAGGTCTTCAATAACTTGATTTTGTTCAGCGGTCCATTCAGCTTGGCTAAGACCAAATACATTTTCATAAATCCATTTTTGTGAAAATAATGTAGATTCCTTCATATTTGTAGCCAATCCAATTTTACTTTCTAATATTTCTACTTTTTGCTTTTCATATACAATTGATGGATTAGTTAAAGATAATTCAAAGTTAACTAACTCTGCATCTTTATAACCTTGCGTATATAAATGTACAATTGCAATTTTAGTTAATTCAGATGTAAATATTTTTTGTATACGTTCAATTGTCCGAGCAAATCGCACATCTTCAGCTGCTAATGTAGCTTTTCCTTCCACACCTTCATCATATCCCAAGAATGCTTTAGGTATTTTTAATGCTGCAAATAATTTATTTTTTAAATAATCAATATCTTCAATTTGACCTTCAGATGACATTCCTGGCAAAGCTTCTATAGATGTTCCAGATTCTCCACCACGTACAGGCATAAAATAATCTTCAATCATATTCTGCATATTGAATTTAAGATTATAATCTCCTGTCTTTTCATCAATATAAGGAACCTTTTTCATTTTATTGACAATTCCTTGAATATGATTATCAACTTCTGCGGGTGGAATATTTCCTACATCAATCTTAAAGATTCGGCGTTCCGGTGCTCTCATTATACGATGAATTAACATCGCATCTTCCATAAGAGTCAATTGTTTAAATATTTTTCGGGCCGGTTCGATCATTGATTTACCATACGGTAAAAAGTTTGTATCAGATAACATACGAAAATGAGCAATTTCAAATGCCTGAAATTCTTGTAAATTACCTTCTCCTTTAAAGGATGCAAAATTATGAGAACCTCCTCCATGAGTATTGTTCAGAGTAAATTTATGTGCATATGGATTTTCTGGATCATATCCTTCTTCTCTCATTACTTCATACGTAGATAATGGCATTACATTTACAATTCCTACTTCTTCTTCAATATCTAAATGTAAATAAAAATCACCATATTTACATGCGTTACGAATCCATGGCCATAAGTTATAATCTATATTTAAAATATCATAAAATAAATTATGAAGTATTTTTCTTATATCATCATTAGGCGATGTTATTGTCAATGTATCACCATCCGCATCTTTAACGGTGGATTCGTCTGCATAAATGTCTAATGCAGAAGATAATATAGGATCCATATCCATACCTTCATAATCTGTAAATAATTCTATTTTAGATGTATGAAATGTTTGGTTTTGATTGTATGTACCATATCCTGGCTGTCCTTTATGGACTCCAGAAAATCTATCCACATACCGTTTATTGGACATATTTCCGGTGGATTGTATCCTGTTTGTATCAACAGCTTTTAATCTGTTTTTTGAGATTCTACGTACAACAACGTTGGTTGCAAATAATCTACTTAATCGAGCTCGTAATGAAGTATCAGTCATATTTTACCTATATAAATAAATATTAGAGTAACCACTTTAAATCGGCATTTTCATCGTCACCGGATTTCCATTGCCATTCTTTTGGTGTTTGTTGTGTTGCGGAATAAACACCTTGAGATTTTCCAAAATGTCCTAAAGCTTTTCTATTTAAATCCATACCTTGTTGCTGCAATCTTAATGCTGTATCTCTCATCCATAATCCAGTAGAGAATGACATTACCAAGTCATCATTATATCCACGAGCTGCTTCTGCTCGATGACCTAGCCAAACAAATGTAAACAATTCATCAATTAATCGTTTTGAATGCACTACTGGTGTTTTATCTCTAAAATATGTTTCTAATTTTGATATTACTAATGGACGAGTTCTTGATGTCATTGAAAATCCAGGAACTGTTTTTGATTTACCTTTTAAATCATATCCTTTACGTAATTGAACATCTTCATCCACATACCCGTCTTGTTTATACGAATAATATAAATTTGAATATCCTTTATCTAAAGCAACTTGTATTGACGCCCAACCGATATTTGCATTTTCAATAACTAGTAATGCGTTATTATATTCTGTTGCAACGGCTATTAACATGTTACCATACTCTGTCGTTCCTATCTTTCCTTTATATTCTGCAACTTGGTGACATGCTTCCGTATCAAATACATGAAACGCTGAATAGTCTGTTGAATCGCCGCGCGCAACATCAGCAACTACCATATAGTTTTTATTGTAATCAGCATATTCCCATATCCAAAAATTAGAATCAAATCCTCTTTTTTCTACTGGATCTTTAACAAATGTATCAGAGTAATATTGTAAAATTTCACCATCAACAACTGTATGACCGGATGATATAAAATCACAATCACATTCTTGGGCCGCGCCCTTTTCGCCTAATAATCCTGTTTGTTTATCACGCCATACTTGGTCACGATCCGGATGTACGGTCCAATGTAATTTTATTGTATTAAATTCACCACCGGCTTCGGCATCGACCCACATCTTATGAAACCAGTTACCAACTCCATTAGGGGTTGATAATGCTATACAATCACCACCAGTTGCTAATGTTTGCTGAGCAGATGTCCATATTTCATCTATACGATCAATGAATGCCGCTTCATCAAATATTAATAATGATAATGCTTCAGATCTACCGGCATCGCCTTTTGATGAAATTGCCTTTATTTGAGAGCCGTTTGCATAACGTAATGATAATTTATTATCTTCTAACGTCTTACCTTTTAACCAATTGGGTAGATTCTCATTCATTACACGCACTTTAGTTACAAGATTTTTTGCAACGTCTTGTTTTGTAGCAATAACTAACACGTTAAAATCAGACCGAAATATCATTTTCCATAATGCATATCCGGCAGTTAATGTTGATATACCTAACTGCCGTGATTTTAAAATTATATTGTACCGGTTGTCTTTTAATTGAGTTAATGATTTTTCTTGAAAAGGATATAAATTAAATAACATTTTACCCTGAGTAGGATGCTGTATAATACAGTATTTACGCATAAAGTGTACCGGGTCTTGTGAACACCGTTTATATTCATCGCGTATAATTTCTTTAAGTGATTTCTTTATTGCCATTACATTAAATATAATAAATTATTTGCAAATATACAAATTATTTCTTATTTCTTTTTTCTACAGTACGGCCACCAAAATAAGCACCGATTACGGTGATAAGGACTAGTTGTAGTAAGTCTGTCCATTTAGCTTCTACTTCAAATGCAATTGTACCTGCATCAATGAATATCATTAACACGGTTGAAACGACTAAGAATACTAATACTAGAGGTCTTACATTTTTTGATAACCAGGAATCAGAATTCATATCAGCCTTCCAGCGATCTGTAATATTCTCTTCCATTTTAGTTTCGTAATCTGATATTAACTGTTGCATTTTTTGCTTTGCCTGCAACTTTTCTTCTTTAGATGTAGTCAAGTTATCGAGCACACCGCCTACACTATCAACTAATTCTTTTGCTCCGCCGGAGAATATTTTATTCAATATACCCATATTCTTCTTTTATTAATTTAGTAACTTCAGATTTAATTAGTTTAGTCATTTCATCGACTTGCAATTCCACATCTTTATCTGCCGCGCTTACAGCCGATTCCATTTCTTTTTGTAATAATGCTTTCTTTTTAGTCATTTGCTTTAATTTAGAAATCATTTGTTGTTTTTTTGACCCATCTGCCTTGGCATATTCGCCGGCGGCTTTTTTCATGTCAGCCACAAGCTTGTCAAATTCTTTTCCAATTTTATTTAATGATCTATTCTTTGCCATTAGTATTCTCCGCAAATTGATTTCTAATTGTTTCTTTTAATTTATTATAATCAGTCTCAACTCGTTCAACTTGAGATGATATATCTACTTCGCCTAGCTCGCCATCTGCATTTCCCCAGACCGTTTCTTTCATAGATTCTTTTAATATCTCTACTTCTTTATCAGTATCTTGAAACCATGATTCAGCGTTAGCAGACATTATTTCATTTTGGTAGCGTTGCCAAGACTCGGAGCCTTGAGATTTAATACGACTTTCTTCTTTTAATACACAACTAAAGCACGATTTACGCTTAAACCAGAATTTAAAATTTAAGCGTTTTTCGTGATTACGCATTTTTGTTCCACATTTAGGACATTCATCTGGAACTGCTAAAGCATCTTGAACTGTTTTTAAAACAGAATTTTCAGGCTCACGTGACTTGAATCCATCATGTTGAGTAACGCGAGTACGAAATCCTTTTGGATCAGTTTCAATCCAAATTTTTGGCTTACCAGTTTTAAACCGTTCAATTACTTCATCTTCTGGAATAACTGTTTTTGTAGAACCTGTGTAAATTGATTTCCTAGTCTGAGATTTATGATTCCCGGCTAGTAATTCATTTACAGCTTTTATATTTTGTAACTTATCAGACATATTATTCTAGGCCTTGACGTAATTTAATTACCAAACGCTTTTTAGCAGAGTCACGTAATCCTAATCCATTTATCAATTGAATTACATAATCAACTTGTTGCATTGCCGGTTTAGTTGCTAATACATTTTTTAACTGCACGAAGGCTTGAGTCTTGTCTAACCTTGCCTGTCTACCAGCTAATGCACCAGACATTTCTCCGGAGTTTTCCATAGTAGGTTCCGGTGCGGCTTCTGGTGCTGATTGCTTTAACATCATAATTAATGCGTTATTAACTGCGGCATTTCCGCCTGATATTGCATTGATTACTTTAACTAGGCCTGCAGCTTGTTGGCGCGGACTTCCTTGAGCCAAAGCACGCTTAAGCATTTTCACTCCAGCATTTTTTTCTATTTTACTAGTTTCACGCTCTACACCGGTAGTAACATCAACTTCTTTTAGAGAAGTACGAATTTCTTTTCGAATAGTTTCTCTTAATTTAGATTCATTCATAATGTCCTTCATATTATTTTATATAAATATACAGTTATTATTTTGTAAAACCTTTATCCATTGCAAAATTAGCTCTACTAAATTCTACACGGTCCACAAATTTAACTCCTTGGCCAATACGATCAACGGCTACATATCCTTCAGGAGCTGTTACTCGTAATCCGCCTTTACCATCATCTACAAAATGTTTTGTATTATATACAGCATTATTATATTTTTTAACAAATATTAATTTCGCATCTGCTAGCAATTTTGACACAATAAATATATTTAAAATATCCTGTCTACGTTCATTAAACATTGACATCTGTTCTTGTTTTGCCAATGTAGCCTTTTCTATTCCACGATCAGATTTTAGTTTTGCAATTTTTTTATCAACTCGGAGTTCATACCATTTCTGGAACGCTTTAAACGATATAGCCGCATTATCAACAAATTGTCCGGTTTTTATTTCTTGATTAAGGTATATGTTTAATAATGGACTTGGAAGATTATCATAATTTATTTTTATTGAATCTGCCTTTTTGATCATCATAGCAACTTCCTTTGCCTCGGATGCTGTCAGTGTTACTACACCAGTAGTGTCTTTAAAAAATGCATCATCGAACCAAACATTAGAATTACGTTTTAATCCACTTACATCGGCTCCAAAAGATGCGCCACTATCTAATGATCGGTATGTTGTATGAAATACTATACCTAATTTTGCAGAAGCAACTTGTTTTCCTAATTCAGAATCTGCATCTACTGCATATGTTATTGTATTAGGACGGAATGAATAATGTTTTTTACCATCAATATTTGTAGATTTTAAAATACTTTTATCGAACATGAAATCGCCTTGTAGTATATTTTTAATTCCTAATGCTGGTAAGTATTCTAAAGCCAATTTTAATTTATCTGCTAAACCTTGAGCATGTCCATGGTTCAAATCTATATCTTCTTTTGTGTAGTTAATCTTAGGTTCTTTATTAAAGATGGACTTTGTTCCTACAAAAAATTGTTTATTATCTGGATTAATTCCTGCAAATATGGCTGGTGCACCATCCCATTTAACTGATGTATTAACTTTTGCATCGCTATTTCCTTTAAGATTTTTTAACATTTCAATTAAAAATGAACGAGCTGTTTTATACCCCTGAGCCCCTTGGGTTAATATCAATTCTTCTAAATGAGTTAAATGTGTATTTGCTTTAGCTTCAGTTAATAATTCTCCTAACTGGCTGCTCCACCATTCTTTAGTTAATTCTTGTTCTTTTGGCGGTATACGCATTTTCATAGCAGATCTTCCATTAATTAATAAATCACCTTTATCACTCCAGCCAATTGTTTTCACAACCACTTTTTTATTTTTAA